GTCTCTAATGATTTCATTACCGTATACATCAAAAACAAACAACGTGAATCAACATAATAAAGTAGTCAACTTACCTTAAATTAAATTAATTAATTAGACAATACTTGACAATTTTTTAAAATATGATATGATATTTTAATAAGATTGTAATATGTAAATAGCTAGGCTAAATATATAAAATGAATACAAAAGAATTTTCATTAGAGATAGAAAAAATAGTACAGACTAAAAAAGGCATCACATACATGGACGCAGTTTTAGATTATTGTAAAGAAAATGAAATTGATCCTGGTACAGTAGCACATCTCATCAGTAAACCTTTAAAAGGTAAAATTACAATAGAAGCACAAAAATTAAATTTAATACCTAAAACAGGCCAGTTGCCAGTGTAATATGTATGGTGGATTTGAAGTATTTAAAACATATCTAGCTGTTAAATTACATTTTACAACCGACAGTTATGATTATAATAAATATGATGGTAAGATTAATTGTAAATTAGAAACATTTACTAAAAGAAATGATAGATATTTTTTTCACAAACTTAGCACTCGATACAGTCAAAATGATATATTGGGCTTTTTTGTTTCTAATTTTTTATTTGATAGTAATAGATGGGTAAAAAGTTTAACAGGACAGGATGGTAATGATGTTTACACAGATTGGAAAAGGCGTAATGATTCTTTTGAATATTATTTTAGAAGTGACTGTGTACTTATTGCTAATGACTTTGCTGATAAGCGTATTTCTTTTGATGATGGTTTCAGCGTTTTTAATGGACAACATCCTAGATTTTTTCAATTGGTTTTATCAAAAAAAATATCTTACGAGAGTGCCGTTGTTTTTAATCAAATTGTATCGTTTAGCAAATCGTGGGATAAAAAAATTACTGAACAGGTTGTTTGGCCGGTTCACTCTAAGCGATTAGCTAAATATGAGCAATTTGTTAAATATAATAGAACAGCCATTAAATTAATATTAAAAGAAATATTTTTAAAATGATTTTTAATTTTTTTTTATATTTACTAGCATTTATATGTTCATTTTATATTTTAGGTGAGACTCAAAATAAAATTATAAGATTTATTATATTATTACTGTTAACTATTTTGGCAATTAAATTATTATGATAAAAAAAGTTTTTTGTATAGGTAATGGTGAAAGTCGAAAAAATTTTAATTTAGATTTATTAAAACCACACGGCAAAGTTTACGGTTGTAATGCTTTATATAGAGAATATACACCAGATGTGCTTGTATCTGTTGACCACGGCATTATGCACGAGATATATCAAAGTGGTTATTGTTATAATAATGAAACTTGGTTTAGAGATTGGACAAAAGTGCCTGATCATATGTATGAAAGTATGGTTTATGCCGGCCTATCTCAAATAGATATTGAAGAATTAAATAAGTGGCACATTAAAAACGAAAATAAAAAAACAGATGAAAAAGAATTTGTAATGCACGGTGCGAATTTATCTGGCCTTGTTACAATACTTAAACAAAACAAAGATAAGTTTCAAAAACAAATTAGTCAAAATGTATTATGTGTAAGTTGGGTAAAAGATAATGATAAGGCAAATAATATTATGGAAGTTATGCCTAATAACAGAGACATTGGTTGGGCTGCAGGTCCTACTTCAGGTTATGTAGCCGTTAAGAGAGACAAACCTACTAGTGTATATTTAATAGGACACGATTTAAACAGTACCACAAGCACAGTAAACAACCTTTATAAAGGCACAAAGTATTATGTCATACCAGAACACAGCCCCACACCTAGTGTTAATTGGATTACACAATGGAAACAATTATTTAACGAAAACAAACATATAAACTTCTATAAAGTCAATACTAATTTACTAGGTCAAGATAATGTAAATAAACGTATATCTGAATGGGAAAGTGAAAAAAACATACATTATATAACTTACGAAAATCTGATAGACAAACATCTTAAAATTGATGACACTTGGAAAGCTTGACAAAAAACTTAGTTATGATATATTAATATAATGATAAGATTACTAAATATAGTAATTGATAGCGATTATACAGCTAACACAAATACAAACATACGGAGAATACAATGGACTTTAATACATTAAAAACAAGTCACTCTAACTTTGATAAACTTACCAAAGCACTAGAGGCAACTTTAAATCCTGAAGATTTAAACAAACAATCAAAAGACAAATATACAGACGACAGAATATGGAAACCTGAACTAGATAAAACTGGTAGTGGTTATGCCGTAATTCGTTTTTTACCTGCAACTGAAAAAGAAGAAATGCCATGGGTAAGAGTGTGGTCTCATGCCTTTCAAGATAAAGGTGGTTGGTATATTGAAAACTCTCTTACAACTTTAAATCAAAAAGATCCTGTAAGTGAAGAAAATACAAGATTATGGAATACAGGTGTTGAATCTGATAAAGAGATTGCAAGAAAAAGAAAAAGAAAACTATCTTATTTTTCTAATATCATGGTTGTAAGTGACCCAGCACATACAGAAAATGAAGGTAAAGTGTTTATATTTAAATATGGTAAAAAGATATTTGATAAGATCACAGAAGCAATGCAACCAGCTTTTGAAGATGAAGCGCCAATTAACCCTTTTGATTTTTGGAAAGGTGCAAACTTTAAACTAAAAATACGTAAAGTAGATGGTTATTGGAATTATGATAAATCTGAATTTGAGCCTGTTAAGGCAATTGCTGAAAATGATGACACTATTAAAGCAATATGGTCTAAACAATATGCTCTAATGCCTTTCTTAGCCCCTAGTAATTTTAAGACCTATGATGAACTCAAAGAGAAACTGAATAGGGTAATTACGGGACAAAGAAATACTGATACTGTTGAAAATGCTGAGCTCCCTCCAGCTAAAACTAACGGTTCGGTAAAAAGTAATAGTAAATCTACTCAATCTGTTATTGATGATGACGATACGTTATCTTATTTTAGTAAATTGGCAGATGACGAGTAGAATTATTTCTCACTAATACTAAGGGTGGCCAGTAATGGCCACCTTATTAATTATGAAATCTTTTATAATTAGATTTAATTTAATTATTATAAACTAAATCTCCTAGAATTACCATATGAATTAAAGTATGATGGTTCTCTATTATGAATAGCTGCGGGTATAAAAATACTGTTAGTGCTAATATTATTATTACCACTATTATTTATACTACTTAGAGTATTATTTTGTTGCAGTTGTCCAGGTGTTAAACCTAATGCATACAAATCACTATATTCAGCATTATTTGCGTTTTTTATTTTTTCGCTAGATTGAGAACCATAGCCTCGCATATCAGAACCAGAAAATCTACTTTTCATAGCATCAATATCAGCTTTGCTTTTGTCTTGTGCTAATTTATTTATGTCTTTTCCTACTTTACTTGTCTCATCTTTAGGATCATATGCTTTGTATAATCCGTATGCTCCACCTATTAAACCACCTACTAATGCTCCGAATGCTGTTCCTACAACTGGTACAACTGAACCTATTAAAGCTCCTGTAGCAGCGCCTGATGCTGTTGTACCTGCAACACCTAAAGCTTTATCTTTAGTTGTTTCTGCATTTTCAGCAAATTCTCCTGCGTAGTAACCTGCTGTAGCTGTTGTTGCAGCTAATCCAAGAGCGCCTAATCTTCCTACAAATGGCAAAACTCTGCCTGCTTTTGCAAGATTAGATGTTGTTGTTGTTGCAGCTCCTGATGATGCACCACTCAAACCACCACCTAAACCTATAGATTTAGCTGCACCTCCGAGACCTACCATACTCATTAAACTACTTAATCCTATTCCTAAACCAGTTAATAATTTTGTTACACCAGTTCTAGTTAAAAATAAAAAAAAGAATTTTCCAAGAAAACCAAGTAAGCCTTTAAATTTATCTGAAAATATACCACCTAAACCCTTAAACCCCTCAACTGTTGATTTTTGAAGTGATTTAAAGCTAGGTGATAAAAAATTAAATAAACTTTTTGTAACGGCACCGCCTAAACCAAAAGTTAATGCATCTAATGATGAAAGTAATTGTTTACCTGCATCAATTGGCGCTCTTACTGCGCCATACGCAGCACCAAAAACAGGTCTTAATATTTCAGGCCCTCTTTCACCTCTTAAAAAACCACCTACGCCTTGTGCCATTCCTGTAAATCTATCTCTAAAAGTTTGAGGTCTATTAGTATCATCATAACCTACACCTATTTTTCTAGCTTCTAATACATCAGCCCTATTATTTAAATCTTCTAAACTTTTTATATACTTGTCACTATCAATTTTCTTTTTTTCAAAATCTTTTTGTAATTGTAATTTTTCTTTCTCTAATTGATCAACTTTCATTTGTATATCATTAATTTCCTGTAATCGTTCTTTTTGATTTAAAACTTGAATCTTACCATCTTCACCTGTTTTATAAGAAATGCCTTCTTTTTGTAATAATGATTGTTCTTTGGCAATAGTCTCTTGTCTTTGTTGTTCAATTTGTTTCATTTTATCTACAACTTTATTTAAATCTTCAATTTTTACGCCAAAAATTTTTAAAAAACTTTTTATATCTACATTAAATTGTTCTGTCAGTTTTTTTATCTTTTCAACTGCCATCAATTCATCATTTTCAGTTTTGTCTTTTTTACTTAATAAATCTATTATTTCTCTAATTTCTTCTTTTTTATTAGGTATCATAGCACCTACAACACTTGTCATAGTTTGACCAATATTTTTATTTACAAAAGATTTTATTGATTCACCTAAAGTGTCTAAATCTTTTTTAGCTGAAGATGTGGTTAATGATTTATCTGAAGCTTTTAATTGAGTTATAATTTGTGCAATTTCTTTAGTATAGTCTG